GGCGCAGGCAGTGGCCTTATTTCATCTCCCTTGATCCCACGGACGTATGGGATTGGGAAATCGGCGCGGACGGTTTGGATTGGGTTGTTATCCACGGCGCAGGTATGGAGGGGAATGCCCCATTCACCAAGGGTACGCGCTACGAAACCTTGACCGTGTGGACGCGGACGGAATGGACGCGCTACAGGCGGGAAACGGATTCCACGGCAAAGGCAGCGACCAGCCTCGGGTGGAAAGAATACGACAAAGGGATAAACCCTTCCGGGGTGGTCCCCGTAGTGCCGTTTACGTTTGAAGATACGGCGGGTTCCATCATGTCCGGCGTCCCGGCAACGGATGACGTTCTTTCGCTTGTTCTTCGCATTTACAGGCGCGATTCCGAACTGGATAAGATGCTGTTCGACCGGGCCGTCCCTCTGCTCAACGTCAATGGCCTAAGCAAAGAGGACTGGGCAGATTTTGTCGTGGGAAGCTCTAACGCCCTCATGAGCACGGACCCAGGCGGCATCACCGCGCAGTATGTGGAATCCACGGGAACCTCCTTTTCGGCGCAGACTGAATTTTTGACCCGTGACGAGAACTCGGTGCGTGAAATCGCGCTCCGCATGATCCGCCCGCAGTCCGGGGTAGGGGAGTCCGCCGAATCCAAACAGATTGACCGTCAACAGCTTGATACACAGCTTGCGAACTTTGCCCGCAGGTGTGCCAATGCTGAGGCGCAGTGCTGGAAAATCGCGGCCCGATGGATGCGACTGGACGATCGCGACATTTCCACGCCCTATACTGAGAATTACGATGTAGAGGCCGCAGGGGATGCAATTGTGTCTGCGCTGGTATCCCTGAACTCGCAAGCTATCATCTCCAAGCAAACCATCAGGGACACATCCGCAGTCAAGAAGATGATGCCCGAGGGATGGAAACCAGAAGAGGAAGAGACGCGGTTGCAGCAAGAGCTTGGAAGCACGAGGGGAGCTTCTGGAACTTTGCGTTTGCCGAATATTCTTGGAGGGACGGGAACGCAAGGCATGAATATTTAAAGATAAAGGTACGGTTCGCGCCGTGCCTTTTTACTTCCAATGGGTTGTGATGTTTGGTAGAATGGCGGGTATAGGGAGGATAAAAATGAAAGAGCTTACCAAAGTTGAACGTGAACCTTACCGTAAGGCTATTGAAGACGCCGTGATGAATCTTTGTGCCGCATGTAGTAATGCTCTTGCACAAGGCTTAGATGTAGACATTAATATTCAACATTTAACTGATTTCGATCCGCTGAAAGGGCCTATCCGTGGTATCACTTCAAACAGAATTATAACCGCAAACCATAAAATGCCCATTGAAGAAATAGTAAGCCCTTACTCTCCACCGTCAGTAAAAATAGATATTGAAGGGTGTAATAGAGATGATATTGATCTTCGAGAGGCTGCAAAATAAAGAATGAATACCCAAGACCTCGCTGAACTCTATCTTCTCTCCCGTTCCCTTTGGTGGCAGCATGAACTCGGCTTGCTTTCCGATCAGGCCGTGTCGGAACTCATCAAAGTGCTGCGTTCGGCACGTGCCGGAATCGTGGCGCAAATCGAAGCCGAAGCACAAGGTCTGGCCTCCATTTCGGAGTGGACGAGGGAAAGGAATGACCAGATTTCCGCATGGATTGACGATGTTCTTGCGGGCACATCGGCAAGCGTCACCAGCTACATTTCCGAAGCGTCCGTAGGCGTGGCCCTTGCGTCCGTGGCGACGTACAACAGCATCCTGTCTTTTGACGGGAAAGCAAAGGCGGTAAAGCTGGTTGAAGGGCTCACACGGGAACAGGTGAAGCAATTCTTCCAAGACCAGCCCCTAGGCGGGAAATTACTTTCCGACTGGGTGGGCAATGCCTTCTCGACCGGGGCGCGGGATTCCATTCTGGACGCCATCCGCGAGGGCGTGGTCATGGGTGAGGGATACCGCAAGCTCGTCAAACGCGTCATGACGGCGGCTGATGCGGGATTCTCCATTACTCAACGCGAGGCCACAACCTTAGTCCGAACGTACGTTCAGAGTGCAAATACGGGCGCACAAGAAGCGGTTTACGAGCAGAATGAGGGAATAATCAAGGGATACAAGCGCGTTGAGACGCTCGATAACCGTACATGCCGAATCTGTGCGTTGGCAGATGGAGCCGTGTATGGGAAAAACGAGAAACGTCCAGAATTACCTGCTCACCCCAACTGTGTCATAGGTGAAACGTCCATCTTTGCCCCTGACTATATCGCTGCATTTGTCACCTCCTATAGCGGCCCGGTATTCGAGATTACTTTTTCCAACGGCACACGGGTCACCACTACCGGAAATCACATGTTCTTGACAGACAAGGGCTTCACCCCCGCGAAGTCTTTGAACAAGGGAGAAAATGTATTCTGCGGCTCCGGAAAAGTCGTCTCTGGTGGAGTTTTTCCCCCAGATAATAATGGGCAACCAACCAGAATTGATAAGATAGTCGATGCGTTTTCTAAATCTGAGGGAGTGAGTTCCGTAAGAGTGCCAACATCCCCCGAATATCTCCACGGCGATGGGGAATTCTGTCAAGGCTATATCGATGTTATAGCGCCCGATTGCCTTTTGAGGGGTGATCACGAGACCTTTTTCAATGAGTTTTTGGGCGAGAATTTTTTCTCCAAAGCTCTTGATAAGACCTTTTCTTTCGATACCAAGCGCTATTTTCCTCCTATGTTCTTCGGATTGTGGCTTGCCTCTAACTGCCATATGAGCGGCAGAAGTATTCTTGATGTTTTCCTGTCTGGTTCTACCGGATGCCATCATCCTGTTGGCCTCAGTATTAGTCCTTCTGGAAACGCCTGCTTCAATGAGAATAGATTTAATGACGATTCTCTCGGTATTATACCTTCTTGCAAGTTCCCTTTCAGAAGTTCCATTAACATACGAAAAAATAAGTTCTTCTCTGGGGATTCTTTCTCCAATTTTTCCGGTGGGCAATCCCATTTCCTTGATACGCCTAATAATAGTATTGGTAGAAACGCCGAATTCCTTAGCTATTTGAGAAAAGCGTTCATAAGCAAAATACCGTTTACACAAGTCGTCGGTATCAATATCCGTTCTTTTTTTGGGCATATGTATGACCTCCAAACAATAAGTTCATTATATCAAGTGAACGGAATAGTTACAAGCAATTGCCGAGGCGTATATGTACCGATCTTGAAAACATTTCGAGAGATTGGGTTGAATATAGACGAACTTGAGGAAGTTGCGAGGCCGTGGACTATCCGAGAGCAGGGGCCGATAGGTACGGGCGGTCGAAAAATCCTGAACTTCGGCACCACGAAAGAGAATTTCGGCGGCTGGTGGGAATCCCTCTCGGCAGAAGACAAGCTGAAAACCAGTGTCGGACCAGTGCGTGGAAGGTTGCTTCAAGAGGGACTAGTGCGATGGGAAGACCTGAGCGATAAGCGCACAGGGTTGCCGTACACGCTGGAACAGTTGGGGTTTGATGAACAGGGAAATCCGTTGCGCTAGTGGCTCTTGACCTTCCCAACAGGAAAATTTATCTTCTAGAGAAGAAGGGCGGCAAGTGCGCTAACACTCACCGCCCCGTGTGGGGCACGTCCCCCGTGATTCAGCATCACAGTTTTGCGCCCCGGTAGGTTCGCTCCCTACCGGGGCAACTGCGTTTTTAGAGGTTCAGCAAGCGAACCACCACAGCCGCAAGAACGCTCGCCAGCAAGCCAACGAGAACGTCCCGGAGGAAGCGTTTCATGGGGATACCCTCCTTTCGGGAGAGGTTGCCCCACATCCCTATCCTACAAAATCACACCTCCATCCGCAATCAATATCCCCCCGTGTCAGACGATGCGGGGGATTTTTTTGTGCCTTTTCGTATTTCGTACCAACATCACGTTGTTTTTTCCTCTCCAGCCTCGTCTATTCTGAGCAGTTACGCGGCACGAACCGCAGCGGTGGCGTGAAGCCGAGGCAATGAATCCGGCGTGATGCCGCAACAACGAACCGAGAAGGAAAAGATGAAACTCAAGCTCGATGACAACGGCAATGCGGTTTTGCAGGAAGGTATCCCTGTATGGGTAGCCGATGACGGCAAAGAAATCCCCTACAATGTCCCCGATCTCGTAGGCAAGCTGTCCGCTGTGAATGCGGAATCCGCCGGACGCCGTAAGGAACTGGATGACCTCAATGCCAAGTTCAAGCTGTTTGAAGGGCTTGATCCGGAGAAGGCTAAGGCCGCCCTTGAAACCGTCGCCAACCTTGAAGCCGGGAAACTCATTGACGCCGGGAAGGTGGAAGAGTTCAAGGCGCAGGTTGATCAGGGATGGAAAGTCAAGCTTGAAGATAAAGACAAGGCTCATGTGAAGGAAATTGAAAAACTCACAGAAGCCTTGGATAGCAAGAACGCGGCGATTCGTAACCTCGTTGTGCGGGGTGCTTTTGAAGCAAGTACCTTTTTGCGAGAAAAAACTACCCTTCCCGCTGACATGGCCTATGCCGCTTTCGGCAAACATTTCGAAGTGAAAGAAGAAAACGGCGAACTTAAAGCCGTGGCATCCCTCGACGGTCAGCCCATTTTCAGCCGTTCCAATCCGGGAACATTCGCTTCTCCGGAAGAGGCTATCGAAGCACTGATCGAAAAGTATCCCTACAAAGAACGCATTTTGCGGGACACCATGCCCGGCGGTTCCGGTGCGACCAAGCCTAGCTTTGTAAGTGCAGCTAAGAATCCGTGGGCAAAAGAAAGCTGGAACGTAGGGGAACAAATGAAACTTTTTAGCGTTAATCCGGCCCGCGCCAAAGCGTTGATGCAAGAAGCTGGCGTCCCGATTCCTGCGGGCCTCTAAGGAGTATTTATGGCAGTTCAGAGCGGTTCTCAGGTTTCCACTCGTCTCTCCGATGTACCGATTGTACCGGAGATTGCGACCGCAGCCATCATTCTGCGTTCGCTTAACAGCAATGCGTTCGTCAATTCCGGGGTTATGATCCGTGACCCGGAAGCCGACGCCTTTTTGACCAACAACCTCGGCGGGAAAACTTTTGCGCCTCGCTATCTCGGCCCGCTTGCCGATGATGAGCCGAACATTTCCTCGGATGACCCTTCCGAAAAGTCCACGCCCAAAAAGATTACGGGCGGGAAAAATAAGGCTGTCAGGCAAAGCCTCAACCAGTCGTGGTCTTCGATGGATTTGACCAATACCTATTTGGGGTTGGACATTACCACGGCGATCACCAATCAGATCGGCGATTACTGGAATACCCAAGAAAACAAAAGACTTTTGGCTTCTCTTAAAGGGATCATCGCCGCAGATTTGGCGACAGGTAGTCCCGTCATGACCGTAGACGTTACGGGGAAGACGGGCGCTGATGCCCTGTTCAATGCCGAAGCATTTATCGATGCTCAAACCACGATGGGGGACATGGCGTCCTCTCTGACTGCTGTAGCCGTACACTCTACTGTGTACGCCACCATGAAAAAACTTAACCTGATTGACTTCATCCCCGCTTCTGAGGGGAGGGTGGAAATTCCCACCTATCAAGGCCTTACTGTCATTCAGGATGACGCCATGACCTATGTTCCTGCGGTCACTGGCGATTCTCCTTCTCCTGCTAAATATTACACCTACCTGTTCGGACGGGGCGCGGTAGCTCTCGGCGTGGGCACTCCGAAGACCCCCTTTGCTATCCATCGTGATGAAGCTGCGGGCAATGGCGGCGGTGAAGAAATCGTTCATTCCCGCCTTGAATGGATCATCCACCCGCAGGGGTTCAGTTTCGGTCTGGAAGAGACGCCTACCTTGGCGCAGCTTGAAACGGCAAGCAACTGGACTCGTCAGTATGAGCGCAAGCGCATTGCCCTTGCTGCCCTGATTACGCAGGGCTAGGAGGCGTCTTTATGGCGAAAGAAAAAGAATCCCCTGAGCAGCCTGTAGAGGAAAAGATTCCGCCTCAGCAAAGTAAGGAATCAGGTAAAGCCGAGCGCATGAGCGAAAGAACACCCAACCAGCAAAATATGTATATTTCTGAACTGTTGCGGAAAAAGGCACAGGGTCAGAGCATGGATGCCTTGCGGGGTGAAAACCAAATGCTCAAAGCAAAGCTCAAAAGGCTTGAATCAGGACAATAAGACATCAAGGTCACGAGCACAGGCCCACAGCAACAGCACTCCTTAACGCCTAGCGTCTGAGCTTGACCACGGGCGGGGCACAGCCTCCCATGTCCCGCCCGGAATCAAGAACGGAACAAAGGACAAAGATATGTCGTATGAAACGGTTGAACTCAATGTCACGAAGCTTTCCGAGAACAAGTATCGGGACGGGAACAAGGTCTATATCGTCGCCAACTTGATTGAGCGGGCGAAAGAGCTTGAGCCGTTTGACTTGCCCCTGATTGCCCTCAACGCCAGTTCCAATGTTTGGCACCCCGTTTCTTGCGCGTATGACCTTGCCCGCAAGATGAAGCGAGTTCAGCAAGCCGATCTGAATTGTCCGATTATCCTTGATGAATCAGGGTTCGTCATGGACGGATGGCATCGCATCGCAAAGGCTCTTTTTGAAGGCCGGGAAACCATCAAGGCGGTACGGTTTAAAGAAACGCCCCCCTGTGACTATATAGAGGCGGAATAATATGTCCCTTATCGTTGAAGATGGAACCATGCCCGAAGGCGCAAATACCTACGCTTCAGTAGCAGATGCGGACGCTTATCTTTTATCCCGTGGTGTTTCTGATTGGGCCGCGCCGCCGTCTTCCGATCTGGAGCCAGATCCGCAGCTTTCAGCTAAAGAAGCCGCCCTCATCCGTTCCGCCGATTACCTCAACGGTTTGAAGTGGAAAGGCGAAAAAATTGAGTACGATTGGCCTATGGCGTGGCCCCGCGCCGGAGTACCTACCGGAGTCAAGAACATTCACGGCGTGATGCAATTCGTCGCTTGTGACACTGTTCCCTCTGCGGTCAAGCGTGCCTGTATCGAACTTGCCGCGCTTTTCATTGCCGGGGAAGACCCGCTTGCACCCATCGAACGCGGTGGGCGTGTGGCGTCTGAAACCGTTGGGCCTATCTCTACCAGCTATTTTGACGATGCCGCTAGCGAAACCCTGTATCCTGCCGTTTCCGGCCTTGTATGGGCATTTTTGAGGGAAATTCCCGGTCAATCGGGGAGTATCTCCGGTTTTGCCGAAACGGGGAGGGCATAGCATGGGATCTTGCATCTACCATCCCGAACTATCACAAGTCCTTTCCCATACCCATATCCCGGTTGAAGGAGGCCCCAAGTACTGGACTGTCTACCTGTGGACGAACGGTAAGGCGTTGCAAAAGGCGAGGGATTGCCACGGTGATAAGTGCTCAACCGCCGTCAAGGGACTCACGTGTCCCGAGTCCTTTACCCTGCGCCGGGATGGAACGGTGGATGCCTCTGATGAACTTGGGGAGATCCATTTCGCGGTGGGTGAATGGGATGAAGAGATTGTTTCCCATGAGTGCCAGCACGCCAGCCAGCAATGCCGCCGTGTTTTGCAGATAAACCCCGACGCCAGCGTCGATGAAGAGGAACGCCTGTGCTACCTGACAGGGAAGCTCACAAAAGCCGTGTACAGGTGGCTATGGAGGCTAGACCCTGATATGTGGTGGGTTTACCGATGAATCCTACAGCACTTGCCAAGAAAGCAGATAAGCAGTTCAGAAAAAATGGACAGGCCATGACCTTCATTCAAGAGAATGAGAGTGAACAGCCAAATCCAGACACGGGGCAACCCGAAGTCGAGACAATACCAACAGAGTTCTATGGGTTGTGGGACACCATCTCTCTACAGGAGATTGGAACGCTCATTCAGGTTGGCGATGCCGTGATTTGGGCTGGAGGCTTGGCAATCCCCAAGCCTGACAATACCGACTGGATAGATGTTGACGGGGAAGCGTGGAATATCGTTGATGTAGAACCCACAAAACCGGGTTCTATCCCTATCGTGTACAAAATATATGTTCGGAGTGCGGGAAGTTCAAAGGGATATAAGCGATTAGGGAGAAAAGCCTAATGCCCGTTGAAGCCTACGAATACCGCATCCAAGAAATCCGTCGCAAGATCAAGGAACTTGATTCCGTCATGACGGACGATGTGAACAAGTTTGAGAAGATATTACAGGAGCAAGTTCGGCTCACCATTGAGGGGGAAGCCCTCCTTATTGTCAAGAAAGTAATTTCAGAAGTCTTTGTCCGCATCGTCATGCGAACGCCTGTCGATACGGGGCGGGCGAGGGCTTCATGGCAATTCGGCGTCGGAACGGCACCATCGGGGGTTGCTCCGGACAAAGAGTATCCCGAACTCAAAGATAAAGAAATTTCAGAAACTCAGGTGCGGGCGGCTGTCGCTTCTGCTCTTGAGGAAATATCGGTAGCTCCTGCATCTGTTTTGTTTATTTCAAACAATCTTGAGTATATCGAAGCGCTAGAGGCGGG